CGGACTTAACTTGGGACACCAAGACTCCCCGGAACACTGTTAGCTACGAGTTCCAGCTTATTGACGAACAAACTCAGTGGTAATATGAACTACGAACTACTCATGAAAGGCATTGACGGCGAGGTCTGGTCACTGGACCTCCCGCTTGATGCTCCTGCGATGAATTACCAGATCAACAATCTGGCGGAGCTGAAAGACCGGAATGCCTCATACTCCCAGCGGATCAGCCTTCCCAGGACGACCCATAACGAGCAAGCATTCCAATTCAGTTTTGTAGTTGGCTCAGGTTCGTATGTGCCATACATGAAGTTTCCTTGCCAGCTATTCTATGAGGGAGCACTCATATCCCCGGCGGGAGCAGTGCTGAACATCGTAGACGTGTCTGATGAGTCAATAGGAATCCAGATCATTGGAGCGACCGCTGACTTGTTTGACACCCTCAACAACACTGACGCGAAGGATCCCGGGACTGGCATGTTTCTCCTCAAGTGGTACACGGACACAATGGGACAGGCCGAGCGATACCTCTCCGGCCCCGAGGAATCTAAAGTCCTGTACTTTTGGCTATATGCAACTCTCCAGAAGAACCCGAACGTCCCCCCGATCTCCATGGAGGCAATCCGACAAGTCCGGGAGTTGGACAAGTTCTATCCCCATCTTAACTGGTATGACCTCGTAACGTGGATCTTCGATCGAGCAGGCTACAGACTCGAGACTGACGTGGATTCAGTTGACCGGAGTGAAATGTTTTTGCCTTGCACCTACCCCGTTTTGGCAGACAACCCCAATGCTCCGAAAGCATCCGGAACTGGCTGGATCCAGGATCCCCCGATTGGTACTACGGTCGGAGTGATATGGCAAGGTTACCCCGGAGTAACCCTCAAGGACCCGGTCGCCGGACGTTTGTTGATGGGTACAGTAGCAGGAACATTCAACTGGATGACTTTGTGGGACACGACCATCACGTTCAGTTTCTCATGGTCCAATATTTCTGCCATCCGGAATGGTTCTGTGGCAGTCCAAGTTACCCATTACAAGAACGACGGGACCAGTGCTATAGTGTTGACCAGATCCTGGTTGTCTGGATCTTCCGGCAGCGCTTCGGTCGACATCCCGATGGAGGCAGGAGAGCACATCCTGGTGTCCGGATCTCTCGCCACAGTCAATCCCTCTGTCAATCAGTATGACATGAGGTTCCCGGTCAGCATTACTGCTCCTCCCGTTCCGGAAACTTCGCCGGGGGATAAGCCCCAGCCCGGGCTAACCTATGACCTCCTGGCCTCGACTGGGTTCAAGAGCTTGGGAGACATAGTCAAAGCTTTCTTCCAGCTGTTCGGGCTGACCATCGACGTGAATCCCGCCACCAAAGTAGCAAGAGCATACTCGGTTCTACAACAGACGAAGCTCGTCCGGGAAGAATTGGTCTGACAAGCTGATAAAAGGTAAGGACACAAAACTTACCTTCCAGTTGTCCAGCTATGCCCAGTCCAACGAGATAAAGCTGGAGGACAACAAAGATAACAACGTTACTGACTCGTACAAGTTCAGCATCCCGGACGTCAACCTCCAGCCCACCAAACTCCTGTTCCAAATTGGGTTCTTGGCAGGACTCAACCAAACTCTCTATGACGAGGACAGTACGAGCAAGACCCACACACTTGCTAACTACCCAATTTGGACCATCAATAGAGGTCGGATGGAGAACGGAGAAATGACCGAGACGACTTGGGAGTACAATGCTCTCAGTAAGCCGATGGTCGTCCACATCAATAAGTCTGACTATATGTGGCCCCAGGTAAGTGTAGGCTACACTCTTACCCGAGTACGACTATACACGGCATATTTCAAAAATTTGAATTACTACGTTCCGAAGTACTACGACAAGCTCATCAACAATATACTCAAAAGACCGAAGATCCTACAGACCCAAATTCTTTTGGACTCGCTCGACATCCAAAGCCTGGACCTGTTCAACCCGATATGGCTGGAAGAGCATGGGTTCTGGTTCTACGTCTCAAAGATAAACAACTTCCAAGCTGGGAAGATAACCAAAGTGGACCTAATACGAATGTGATATGGCCGAAGAACAGAAAAGTACAATCTACAATGTCCGGGTAACAGCTGAGGATGCCCTCAAGACGTTAGCCGAATTGAAACTCCGGTCCCAGGAGCTGAGGGATCAACAGAAGGCTCTGGGCAAAGTGACCGAGGAGAATGCCCAAGAATACTACGCACTTGACAACCAGATCAAGGCAATCAACAGCGAGGCTAATAAGTACCAGAAGCAAATCCAGAATAACATTAAGCTCCAGAACCAACAGGAGGCCAGTCTGAACAAGCTCAGAACTCAGTTGGCTTTGGACAATGCCGAGTTTGCAGAGTTGGGCAATTCGATGCAGGACGCAGCTCGTAAAGCCGAGCTCGGAAAGCGTATTGCAGAGACCACTGAGGAGCTCAAAGCTCAGGAGGAGGCACTCGGGGACTATCGCCGGTCAGTTGGTAACTACGAGAAGGCAACGGATAACCTGAAACAGGAGCTCAACGACTTGACAGACACTCTGATCCGGATGGCTCAAGCCGGGGATACGAGTTCAGCATCCTTCAAGGAGATGGTCAAGCGAGCTGGTGAGCTCAAGGCGGCAGAGGACACGGTCAATACAGCCATCGACCAGACTGGACGAGGAATTGACACACTGGTCGCTGTCACGGATGCAACTTCGGCAATCACTTCCGTCTACGGTTTATGGACCACAGCCACTCAGGTACTGGGGAGCGAGAACGAGGAGCTCAATGCTACCATGACGAAGATGATAACCATCATCACGGCTCTCTCCTCCTTGTCTTCTCTCCAAGCAGCTCTCTCCAAGACCGAAGCCACGTATCGTGCTGCATCCAACTTGGTTCAGCTGGTTGGCATCAACCAGACTCTCGCCGAGACAAAAGCTATAGCTGCTAAGAATGCCGTTCAGGGAGCTGGCAATATACTCACCAAAGCAGCAGCAGCTGCCACATGGCTTTGGAACGCGGCTTTAGCTGCCAATCCTGTTGTGTTGGTGGCAGCGGCAGTGGGCGGATTGGTAGCTGGAGTGGTTGCTCTTACGAACGCATTTAACAGTAATACG